CTCAAGCAATTCTTGCTCTGTGACTCTGTATCGTCGCGCTTGTGCTTGTCCCCTACTTCCCCCGCCGCCATGGATTCTGGTGCGTTTGCGGCCGGTGCAGCTCGCAAATCCGAGTTTGCGCCAGGTGGAGCGCCTTCCGACGCCCCTTTCAGCAAGTTCGACTCCAGGGATTTCACCTCGCTGGTGAAGTTTGGCTGCCACGAGGTGACTGACTACGAGCCCAACATCTCAGACTGGGGCAACCTCGCTGGCGCAGAGGAGTACTTTGCGTCGAGAGGCAACCTGCTAAGCTCAACGCCGCCGCCATTTACAATCTTGGCACCTGGCGCGCCTGGCGGGGTACCTGGTGCTGCGGTCGGGCGTTCAGTCATAACCTACAACAGCCTTGTCACTTTCCGCAATCCCGCGAACGACGATCCAAACGTGAACACAGAGCAGAGTGATTATCGTATTATGCAGCTCAACCTGCTCTATGCGATTCCCTGCACTATTCACTGTGCCGAGCCTGTCTATCTTGAGATCGACCTCATGGTGCTGCAGACGGACTACGGATTTCTCTTGAACCCGGAGCTCCCTGTCGAAGCCGCCACGATGGTTCGACTCGCTGGCAGCAAGGTGCCTATCGTCCAGGCCAATCAGCTCGTCACTGTCGCCGCACATGCGCGGCCGACAGCCACTCGGCCATGCAATGCCCTCATGTATCTGCGAGGGCTCATGCTCGGCCAGTCGCTCGGTGAGCTGGAGGCGTTCGCGGCACATCAGCCTCACGCGAATGCCGCCAATCCCTGCGGCGGCCAGCGCGTCTTCGTTGGGCCAGGGCCTGGTGGCGCCCCCCTGCCGGGTGGCCAGACGCCAGGACCGAACGCGCGGCCTGGCGTCGTACACGCGCTTGATGGCTTGATGGTGATTCGGGTGCGCTCAGATGGTGCTGCAGCCAGTGCGCTCGAGAGCGCGCTTGGACGCAATGCTTTTGTGCTCGCCGGACCAGACGTGGACCTGCGCACCGCTTGCCTGTTTCGAGTGCTCACTGCTCCGCACGGTCAGGTGGTTTATGAAAGCGACGCTTCCGAGCCCGGCCCAGTCGGACTTGGGCTCGATCGCAACGCTTCCATGGGCGCGTCCATTTCTCGCTGGGATGACGACTTCGCTGGTCATTTTGATGTCGTGGTTATCTCTACGACTGCTTGGGACCAGGTGCGCTCACTCTATCCCGCAGTTGGCCCTGCGCCGCCTGGCCCGCCGGCTGGGCCGTTGCCCGAGGTCATTCGCGTGCCTGGCGCGGTTGTGCGATCAGAGATGCAGTTTTTTTCTGAGCAGTCGCTCATGTCTGCACTCCGGGTCATATCAACCAGGCGGCGGGAGAACACCAGCTTCAAGATCGCAAACTACTATCTACGCAAGCTCAGGGCAAACCGGTTCTTCGGCGCTCCTGCACCGCCGGCAGTACCACCTGCTATCGTGGATGGCGTTACACTTCTTCAGCGCGACACGGTGTACTACCTTCACTGCTGGGGCCCAGGCCACGACATATCCTTGCCGATGCCTGAGCCGCACAATGAGTTGGCACCTGTGTTTTGCGACTACATTGAGGTGCCCGCCGCCGCGACGACCACCGATTCGGACGACGCCTACATTGCCAAGTACAATCCCACGCATATGATCTGCCAGGACGTGCTTTGGTACTGCGTCGAGTCCGTGTGTTGCAGCTTCGCTCTCCATCATAAGAGCGTGCGCCTGAGCGACTGGATGCTGACGATCACGCCGGACAACGAGATTCCTTGGGCGGCGCTCGCCGCGTTCTACGCCCCCGGGGCGCAGACGACAGGCACTCTGCCCAGCCTTACCTCTTACACAAAGAAGACCGTCTTACCAGACGCAAGCGACTTCGAGTCCATGCTCTTGTCCTTCATCGGCTTGACCACTGGCATGCGGCCGCCGGCGCTGGTCGAGATGCTTATGGACGTGAGGAGTTTCAGCGGTCGCGGCATCAACGCCGAGTTCTTTGTCGATCACCCGCCGCGCGAGGTCTGCTATTGGATCACACGGCCTCAGATCGTCAACCTGCTTGCCGCGTTGCCAGGCTTCATTATGCTCATGAGACCCGGTGACCGCTTGGACCTCAGCTCGCCGAGATGGGCCGTTCGTCCAGGCATCGAGGCGGCAGGGCGGACTCCAACCACCATGGTCGTGACTTCCATCTTGCTCAAGCCCGATGGCGACCTATCCGTCACCGACTACCGCACGCACTTTGTGCTCGCGTATTTCCTCTTCAACGTGACGGCCACGGGCACCAACTTTGTTCGCTGGTGGAGCAAGCAGCTCAGCACTGGCGACATCACTAGTCCGTGGACTATCGAGGGCCTCGTCGCCGCAATCGACTTCAACGCCGTGTTTGCGGGGCCCCCGCCTTTTGCCGTTTGGCAAGCCGGCGCTGTGTTCCCAGCTCTTGGCGTTCAGCCACCGTTGGGCTTGTTCGTGGGCTATGACTACGGCACCCGCCAGCTTCGCGGATTCGGGGCATACCACCATGGGCCCGTCCGCCGAATCGCCATCACGCAGCAGGCGGCGAATGGCTTTCTCTCCGAGTTCGCGTACCAGCCGCCTACCGAGGTGAGACGCGCTCCAACCGAAGACGCAGCCCAGTCCTATATCCCGCCCAAGAAGAAGATGAAGTTTGCGGGCAACACATTCTCTCAGTCGCCGACGCCCGCGCTCCCTCAGATGCCAGGCGCGATCGCGACCGCCAAAGAGCAGCTCGCGGTTGCTGAAGCCGGCCGACTCATGGCGCAGCAGCTGACTGCGGCACAGCTCGCGCTTTACAATCAGCTCAATTCCTCGCCTCAAGAAGGAGCAGCTGCCACGCCCGCGCCGCTGAGCGTTGTTGGCCGCGAAAGAGTGGACAACATTGCGCGCATTCGAGGCGCCATCACGCCGCCCGTGCCCTCGGCGGTGAACGATGTCGTCAAAGCGCACCAGGCGCAGATCATCAAGTCACTGAACCCAGCGAGCGAGGCGAGCACTCAGGTACCGTCGTCCGCGGCCAGCTCGACCTCTGGCTCGAGCGGCGCGACGGACGTGCGGCCGCCTTCCGTGTCCGGGACCCTAGCTGAGGAGCCGACCCCTGACTCGTTAGCTGCCCTGTTCAAGCAACGGCTCAGCGGCTTTTCAGCGGAACAAATCGCTCTGGCCAGGCGGATGCTTACTGGAATAGAGTCAGACGAAGCGGCACAGGCCGCAGCCCGCCTGTTCGCGTCGGGGGGCCATTAGGGTGGTCGGCTTTGCTAGGTCGGCTCGCTAGCCTCAGCGTGCCGGCCCCGACCACCTTCACCGAGGCCACCAATACCCTAGTGCATGAATTGGATGCGTGCGAAATCGTTGACGTCCGAGGCGTGCGATGCGCCCGTGCGATTCTTCCTCTCTTTGGCGTTTCCACCTTGATGCCAGCTTGGAGCGTGATGACGCCACGACCAACCGGGCCCCAGGAGCTGTGGTTCTTGGAGCGGCACGTGCGACGCTTGAACTACCCATACTTGTGGTTCAGGCAGTTCCTTGAATTGTCGTGCCCTTGGCACGTCGCATGTGGCGGTTTCGTGGTGGACGTGTGGGCCAAGCACATCAAGGAGGCACCACCTGAGCGGCCCATCGCACGCAAGCTCGACATCGGCGCCATCGTTAGAGCTATGGGCGCCGAGGGACCACAAGGTCGCAGCTACAAGGTGCTTAGCATGCTGCCTTTTAGGCGGGCTGAGGAAAGGAGACACAGCATGCTCGGGCAGACAGCATGCGCAGTTTTGGTGCAGCGAATCGCTGCGCGGATGCACGGGGCGCCATACTTCGGTGCCGCGTGCGAGTCCTTGAGTCACATGTCCGACGACTACGGCATTTTGGAGGTCGTGTTTTTCATGATCGGCTTTCTCGGCGGGCCGTGCCCTTCCGTTCTTGTCCGTGCCAGTCTTGGAGGCACGCTGTCGTCGCCTTGGTTCGCTTACTCTTGCGCGAAGTGTTTGACTGTCTCGAAAGCGTGGGCGGTCTCCACCGTCCAGGCGAGGCGTGACCACACTGGACGGCGGTTGACTATCGATGAGCGAACAGCGATCCAGCATCCCCACTTTCTCACTATGCGCGGATGGACCTCGCCTCACGCGGACTTTATCAAAGCGAGGTCGGAGGCGAAGGAGCACGCCTATCGCGCCTACTGCTCGGAGACGAAGCTGTGGACCAACGGTGCCTTCTGGCTGCGCACCAGCCAGCGAGTGGGGCGCATATTGGACGAGACCTTCTTCGGCAAATCCATAGCCAAGCGCTCGCTAGTCGACACGTGGGGCGTTCGGCGTATACGTGTCGTGCCAACGACAGGCACTGCCTCGTTCTACAAGGCTGAGGTACCGGCGACGCTCACGTATTCTCAGGCTTGGGCGCTCCTCGAAGACAAGCTTCAGGCAGCGCGCTCCGGCTTCAGCATGGTGCAGGGCAGGAACGCTGGCTTCGGGTCGTTGATCAGCTGGGGCGTGTTCCACGAAGACACTGGCAAGGCTATGCGCATCGCAGAGGTCATACGGGGGCGCAGTCTTGCCGCTGACAGCTTGCTCGTCCAGCCTGGTCGAGCCTACGACAGTACGTCGTGTCTCAACAACGACGACTCGCTGGTCGTCTTTTCCACGCGAGAGGACAGGGATGCGGCGCTGGCGTGGGCCAGATCTCGCGAAGGGCACACGGTCATCATCGCGCGCAAGATCAAGCCAGGGATGTCGCAGTTTCAGGCTTCATCGTTCAAGCACGACCTACATCGTGTTCTTGACGCGGCTCGAGAAATGGCTGAGCAGTGCCGAGTACATCGGGTGCCAGTCAAGAAGCCGGTTTGGGCTGACTCCAAGTTTGGGCACGAGCTGCATGAGGTGCTTCTTGGCCGCCCGCGCCTGCGCAGCGTCCTGTTCGAGAAGAACGAGGTAGGCAACGAGGGGGGCCGCACACTCAACGCCGTCGACGCCGAGCATTCGGAGATCATGCGCTATGCGTGCGACAACCACGACAAGCGACTCTCGGGCATGTTCGGCGGCGAGGGCGGGCTGGCTCCTTGGCAGACACTTCTGAGGATGGAGAAACGGAGACAGGCCTTGCCTCTCTTCGGGCTGCCGCGCGGCGACAATCTGTGCATCGATTACTCGGACTTCCAAGCCGGTCACCCGCTTCTCAACTTGGCGCTCCACCTGTGCATGGCGGCGGAGAAGGCGAAGCTCAAGCTTGCTGACAAGCTGAACAGCACTGATCTCGACGTGTCGCTTCCCGCTCACGAGGCAATCTGCGCCACGGCTTGGAGCGGAGTGTCCTACCTCAACACGAAAGCCAAAGATGAGAACGGAATCGAGTCACAGCTCAACTGCGCTATGCCGTCGGGCGTGGGGGACACGAACGGTTCCAACGCTCGTACGGGCAACGCCGAAGTGGGCGCAGCCTGCGACGAGGCCTCTCAGATCTGCGATGCGCCTTGCCACGCGGAGAGACCCGAGGATCTGACCACCATCGGCGATGACCTACACCTCCTTCCGCCCTCGTGCACGGGCTCTGCAGCTGTCAGTGGCTGCGTGCTGGCGCACGGCCGCCCGGTGTCCGTGCCAAAGATGGATCTCGACGACGGAGAGATCAACATCTTGCGCACGCAGTTGGACGCAACCGGTTGCTTTGCTCCGATGCTCCGGAAGCTAGGCACATGCATCTCCTGGGTGGAGGTGAGCAGTGGAGCGATGGCACGCCAGGAGCGCACGGCGGCTATCAGCGCCGCACTGAGAATGTGTTGGGCGCGCGGCTTGCAGCTGAACGCGATGGAAGTCGTGCATAGCGACGTGGTCCGGCAGTGGATCACCGCGCCAGGCGAGCGACCAACAGATCACCCCGCGCTAGCACTGTGCACCAGCGGCGGGGGCGTGGGCGTCAGCCTGCTCGCGTGCGAAGTGGTGTGGGGACGAGCGGAGCCTAAGCCGCCAACCTTCCATCCGCAGAGCAAGGCGCTTGCGGCGACGCAACCACATCGAGGCGCGACCGACTACGCGAAACGCATTCTGGCCGAGCTTGAGCTGGAGAAGTTTCAACGACCCCGGGTGATTGCGGCAGTGACGGGCGCGCTTGTTGACGACCTCGTGGCGGGCAGCGCGCTCCAGGGCGAGATCAGGCGCGGCATGGACGAGTTCAACAAGGAGTACCGAGCTTGGGCCAAGGACGTGGTCATCAGTCACATCAGCTCAGATGTCTACCATGTGACCCCGTCGCTCAAACTCGAATCCCCGCGCCCTTTCGTCTGGCTCGTGCCCTTCGCACTGGTCGTGTACGACGAGTGGGTGGCGCACGACGACTTCCGTTGGGCATGGGACCTTGGTGAGCACCCCGCGCCCGATTCCGACGACCAGGAGCTGTGGGCCATGCTTCACCGCATGCGAGAGAAGCTGGCGGTCGAACCACCCTGGGTCGTCGGCATCCTACCGGTCCCTGGCGCCACCATACTAAGATGGAAGGCGGTGCTGGACTCAGGCTGCCATGGTGTGTGCTCGCCCACGGCCCGCTGGCACGAAGTGGTTCCGGGTAGAGCGTGCTCACCCCTCTCACCGCGCGTCATGACGCGTGCTGAAGCCAGAGCGACAGCAGCGGCGTTCATCCAGGTCGGAACTCAACTCGATGGTCGCATCACGCAGGCGCGCACGCTGGCAGAGATACAGAGAGTAAGGCGGCCCCTTGTCCGTGTGCCGTCCTCGCTCGGCCGCGTGTACTCGAGCATCATGGCCACCATCCGAGCCAGACTAAGTCCACCCACCAGCAGATTCATTCCGGTCGTTTCAAGGACAACAGGCTTTCCAGTCAAGGCGCCGATGCCCGAGGCCATCATGAACCCCGCAACGCGGCGCAAGCTTGTGGAATGGGTGCCGATCAATGAGCTTGAGTTGGTTGAACTCGGCTGCAAACTTGGTGGCACGCCGGGCGCTGACTTCTGGTCATTGGTCAAGAAGAAGGGGCTTGACTTCGCGCTGCGCGCCATCAAGATCAAGCCACGAGTCGCGGCGGCTGCGCGGCAGTGGCTCGGGAACGCTACAGCGTCCATGTGCCGGCGGACAGTCGACTCCTGCTTACGGCACGTCGTGCGCGTCCTCGCGGATGAGCAAGATCTGAGCGTGGCTGAGATGGAAGCTGAGGCGGCGGTACTAGTGCTCGCGGCGAACTCAGCATACTCACGCTCGCTGACCTTCGTGGGCTCGCAGTTGGGG